CGCATGGTGAGCGTGGAATGGGTCTTGCGATCATCTCCTCCGCCTTCCTCGGCCGGCACGATCAGCTGGATGGTTTCGGTGAGCTTCGGGGTGGTCATGGCGGGGCTCCGGGTTCAGGGATCAGAAAAAGGCGACGTCAACGTCAGAACAGCACGCGGCGCCGGCCTTCGTTCACGGGCACGCCGCCTCGCACCATCCAGCCGCCGGCCGTGAACGAGAAGCGATGCAGGACCTTGCCGTCGGCCATGTAGGAGTAGTTCAGGATCGACCCGATCTTGTGGTCGTAGCCGCTGGCCTTGCCGCCGCTCATCTCTTCCTCGGTGATGGAAATCAGCCGGCCGGTCATGTCGATGGCATGCTCGTGTTCTGTGCCGTCGAGTTCGTCCACCACGAACTTCTTGCCGGTGAAGGTGCGGCGGACACCCGGCGGCCCACCGAACAGGCCGGTGACCGCCGGCGAGTGCGACTTGAGCTTGAAGGGCGCTTCCAGCGCCTTCACGCCGAGGCCCGCCACCTGGATCTGGAGGTCACCGCCGCCAGGCTGGAAGTCCTCGGTGATCTCCTCGAGCGCCGGCAGTTGCAGGCTCTCGATCTCGAGCACGAGGTTCTTGTCGTCGTTCACGATCAGGGTGAAGCCGCGCAGGATGGGAAGGGACATGGAAAGCTCCTCTGAGTGACGCGCTTACGCGGCCTCGCCGACGCGCTCGAACGAGACGGAAATGCGGCGATTGATCTCGTCGGCCAGCAGGTCGAAATACGCCTCGTTGCGGCGCGACCCGAAGGTCAGATCCTCGAGCGGCGGGGCCTCTTCGGCATCGAACTCGATGCGCAGCTTGCCGGAGCGCAGGAGCGCGTTGGTGTTGACGTCCCGATCCCAGAAGACGTCGCCACCGAGGATCGCGCCGATCGCCTTCAGCTCATCCAGGAACTGCTGAAGCGAGCGCATGATCGCGATGACGAGCTGCGGCGACAGGTTCTGGTCGTTTGCCCAGCGGAACGATCGGGAAATCGTCTTCTCAATCAGCGCGCGGGTGCGAACCACATTGACGAACTGCCAGAGCGGATCGGTCGACGTGGTGCGGTTGCCCCACAGGATGCGGCCGTTCGCGGCGAAGGCGCCGCCGGCCCCCTGGACAAGGCGGGCGGGAATGAAGGTGGCAATGCCGGCGTCGTTCAGCAGGTTCGCCTCGTGATCGATCTCCCCGTCGTAGTAGGAGACCGGCCGCGCGAGCCCCAGAATGCCGCCGCAATCCTGATTGGAGGGCGACCAGTACGGCCCGCCCTTTTCCTTGTCGCGCTTGATGAACAGTGCGGCTGCATAGGGTGCCGCCGGCTTTACGACAGGACCGCCCTCGGAGGTGACGCGCACCATCGGGTCGACCAGATAGGCGAAGCGGTCGGAGAAGTCGGCGCGATAGGCAAGGCTCGCCTCCTTGGTCGGCCCGCCCGTGTCGAGAACCGCGATCGCCTGAAGCTTCTTCGCCACCTGCTCCAGCGCGTCGGCGACCGGGTTCTTTGCATCCTCGATCCGGCCGGCTGCGTAGCCCGGCGCGAGAAGAAGATCCGGCTCCACCCCGACATGGCCGAGCGCGTAGGTGAGCGCATGGGCGCCGGTCTGCGCGGCGGCCGCGCCGACCATGTTCGCCCGCGTCGCATCCGCATCCGCTCCTTCCGCCACCCGCACCATGACGACAGACGCCTCGATCCCCTGCGCCTTGACGGCGTTGATCACGTCAAGCGCGGTTCCGGTCGCGCCGAGGGCCGCGATCTTGTCGGTCTCGTGGGTGTAAAGGTGGACGGGCTCATCCAGCGGAAACACGGCGTTGTCTGCGTCCGGCGCGGTGACAATGGCGCCGAGGGTCGACGTGTCGGAAACCGCGATCGGCCGGGCGTCATCGCCGAGCCGCAAAACGCGAGTGCCATGGTTGAATGGAGCGACGGGCATGCGCTGATCCTCGTTTGCAGGGTCAACGCAAGCCTAGGGGGGAGTGCCGGTCGGAAGCGCCGCTGACACTGTCAGCGGCAGTCGTTCAAAGCGGCTTCAAATGGCGAGTGAGACCCGCAACCTGCCATGGCTTTTTGGCGATGACAACGCGGATCAGAGATCCGCTGCCGCCAGCCAGAGCGTGTCGACCTGCTCGGGCGGCAGTTCAAATGCCGCCGCCATCTGGTCGATGAGAGGGTGCGTGCGCTCGTAGCTTGAGGCGTACTCCCACTCGATTTCGGCCGCTGCCCGGTCGGTCTCGTCAGTGATAGCCGCAATCTCCGCATCGACCATGGCAGGAGTGATACCGGCGGAGAGCAGAGCCAGCCGAAGCTGACGCGCGGTGAGAGGGGCGAACGCCTGCGCTTGAGCCTGGATGGCATCCCACGCAGCCTGCTCCTCCGGCGTCATCTCCACCAGGACGCCATCGACGGATTTCATGTAGTCCATAGTTACCTCAGCACGGTAGACGTAAGAGACGACCACACGTTATCGGGCGTGGTGCATGTGGCTTCGGCGTCAGAGGTGAAGGCAGGGAACCGGCTGGTCGCCACAGACAGTGTGGACGTTCCGCCACTATTGGTGTGCTGCGCCTCCTCGGTCACGTCACCGCTCCACGTATGATCTCCGGTGGAATTGTGGATGTAGGCCGAAATGAGGACCGCATTCTTGGTGCCTTGCAGTCCCGTGTGGCTGCGTGACGTGTGGACTGCTCCATCCGTGCTGTAGGCGACTGACTGCGGATTGATCTCGGACAACGTTCCGTCCAGACGCATCAGGATGATGCCGGTGCCGGCACACGCGTAGTTGAACTGAACAGACACGTCTGCCGTGGTCCCGGTTGGCACCGTGGCGAGAAACAACCCGACGCACGATCTGGCAATCGAGGCTTCACTGTCATCCACCCGTTTTGCCGCGATGCCTCCGATGGTGACCGCCACCACCTTGTTGCCCACACCGCTGGCAGAGGTGCTTGATCCTACGGCGATGAGCACCTGCCGCCCCGCGTCGGGACCCCCAATATCCAAGCCGGTCCACGTATGCAGGGAAACCTGAGTGGAGCCGGAGTCGGCACTGTCGAGTAACGTGAGTTCGAACGTGGGGTTCAGATCCTCAAGGGAAATCTCCTTGCCGTTCAGCATGTACCCGGTCGCATCCACGGCGCCTGTGATCTCCATCCCGCCGTCGTGCAGGCGGGCTCGCAGCTGCTCGCTGGTGTAGAACAGCCATTGCGTGGCGGAGATATAGCCGGCCCGTATGCCCTCCGGACGGAGATCCAACGGCTTGTTTGACGCGACGTTGAAATCCGTCGTCCCGGAGCCAATCTGCCCCGTCACGCCGTTGTCGGTGTCCTGGAAGTTGATAACGGGCGTAAGGCCGGAAAGGCTTACGGTTCCCGAGAACAGGATGTTTCCATTTTGATCCTCGTGGAAAACCCGCCGCCACGAAGACATGCCCCCTGTGTTTGAGCGGATACGGATGTACTCGAACTGTGACAGGTCCGGTGCAGACGACGCGTAAAGAAATGCGCGCTGGACAACGGCGTCCCCGGTGTACACGCGCTGGGTAGTAACCCACCAGAACCGCCCAGCAGGGGCGAGGGGCCACGTTCCCGGGTTCCCATCATAGTAGAGCCCAGCGTCTCCAGCCGCGACGGTGTCAATGTTCCTGTTCGATCCGGTCGAATAGTAGTTCCCGTGAGTTGCAAGAGCAGCAGCGAGCGCGCCATCAACGCGCACGAGCTTTGCCCCCGACGACACGTCGTTGCGGTCATCCTGGACATCCCCGGCCGACAGGGCGGCGGCGATCGTCGCCGCCCAATCCGGGCCGATGCCGACCTTGCCACCCGGCTGGATGGTGAGCGGGCGTCCCACCGGTGCCCCGGTGATCGACACGTCGGAGAGGTTTGCAAGCGAATGGGTGTGCCCCACCGACGCCTTGCCGTTGAGGGCGTCGACCAGGCCGGCAATGTCGGCGAGGCTGTGGCCGTGTTCGGCTGCGGCCTTGGTCGCGAGCGCGGCAAGCAAACCGGCCACATCCCCGTCGATCGCCTCAAACGCGGCGATTAACCGGGCCACATCATCGCGCACGGGATTGCTGGCAACGGGCAGCGGATAGTTTCTGTTCGGTGTCGTCGCCATGTTGCCTCCTAGATGGTTGCCACGCGGAGATCGGCGAGCGAGGGACGCGCAGCCGGCCCGCCGGTAAGCGTCAGGCGCACGCGGGTCTCGGCGCCCCACACGGGCTGCGGATCGAGCGGGTCGATTTCGTGGGAGCGATCCACCCAGCCGCCGGTCTCGAGGATCTCGGTTCCCCGCAACGGGATCTCCTCCCAATCGCCGTCGCCGCGCTCCAGTTCGACCGTGAGAGCCGAGCCGGACGGCAGCAGCGCCTTGAGGCGAACGGGAATGCGCTCGGCATCCGCGACCGTGAACGCCCGCGACACGTAGGTTGCCGTATCCCGCAGACTGCCCGCGATGAGCATCACGCCGGGATAAAGCGTCGGGCTCGCCGTCTCGGAACCGGTCAGCACGGCCGTGACCACCACCGTCTCGGTGAGACGTTCCTCGAGCTCGAGCACCTGGTCGGCGACGAGACGCAGGATCTCGCCGCCCGGCCGCGCGATCTCGAAGACGACGGAACAAGCTGCGGTCGGAACTTCGACACCGGCGCGGATGATGAGGTCGGTGCAGTCGACCAGATCGACCTGCCCAAGCGGCACGCGCTTTGTGGTCGGCGCGAAGCGGGCCGCGCCCAGGGCAAAGGTCAGGTCCTCGCTTTGGTGCGGCGTCCACGTCCTTGCGTTGCTCGAGGACAGCATGACGCCGACCGGATAGGGCTGCGCCGTCACCCAGGACTGCGCCTCGGCATCGAACGACCCCACGGCGGCGCTCGAGATCGAGTGCTCGACGTCATCGCTTTTGACGACAAAGCAGAACTCGGCATTTGCGGGCGTCCAGAGCGGGATCGGCAGGGTGACCACCAACGGCTGCCCGATCACAACGTCCGTCATCTGCACATAGGCCTGGGCGAGCACCTCGGCCGTGGGCAGCCCCTGAGAACAGGGGCGGATCTCCAGCAGCAGCGGATTGGCCCGGTTCCCGACCGCGCAGACATGCAGGGTGACGGCCGCCAGGTGCCGGCCGGCCGTCCCCGGCGGCAGGATGAAGGTCTGAGCGAGCGGGTCGGCGTTGCCGGAGCTGCCACCGCCATCGCCCGAGGGTTCGTTGCCGCCACCGGTGCCGGTCGCCGCCGGAGGATCGCTCCAGCGCGTGATCGTCGTCACCTGACGCATGACGGTGATCTCGATCCGGCCCTCGCCGACAAACAGCGCCGTTGCCGAGGTGCCCGATCCCCCGACCGCGCGCACCAATTTGCGCCCGGCCGGATAGGTCTCGCCATCCACGGTGATCGTGCCAGAGACAATGCCGGCGGCATCGGCGACCAGGGCGGGTGCCGGCGTCACGTCAACGCCGTCGAAGGAAAGCGAGTCCAGCGTCTCGCCGGCGCCAAATCCCCGGATCGTGACCCCGATCTCGATCGGCCGCAGGAACTCGGCCAGCTCCTGGCGCGTATCGACCTGTTCCGTCGTCGTCGTGGTGCGGGAGCGGTTGCCGGCGCCAAAGACCGCCGTTTGCTCCGACGCCCATTCGGTGCGGGTCTCGATCCAGAAATCCGTTGCCGGATCCAGCTCAAGCGCCGCCGGAATGGGCTCGAAATTGGCGTAGGGGTTGACCAGCCGGCAGCTCGTCTTGAGGGGCTGCGACAGGATCTCCTCGACCGTGTGGTCGAGCATCACCGGCGTGGCCAGAGGGAGCGAATGCAGCGTCGGGTCGATGGCGAGCTGGCACGAGCCGTCAAACACGGCCGCATCCTGGGCGATGCCGCCGTCGCGATACCGGTCGGAGGTGAGCGGATCGACGAAGACGCCGCGCTTTGCCGCCGGCTCGCGGCTGTCGATGTCCCGCCGCAGGCGCTCGAGCGCAACCAGGTCGAGCAGGTCAACCAGCCGGTTATACATGCGGTCGATCTGGACATAGGGGTAAGCGCGCACGCCGCTGTTCACGATCTCCGGCGTCCCGCCCCAGGTGTTGCGAACCTCGGCCAGAGGCAAATGCATCGAGGCGGCGGCCGGTGGCACCGGCCGGGTGCGGCTTGAAAGCCCGGTGATGTAGACGGCACGCCCCTCGGGATCGAGGCAGATCAGGTCCGTGCGCGGCAAGGCACAATCGTAGGTGAGCAGCACTTCGCCACCGGTGACCCCACCGGCGAGCGTTACGGTGTCGGGCGTGGTCGAGACCGGCGCGACTGCGTCACGATAGCGATAGGTCACCTGATAGCTCGAGCCCGGCGCCGGCTCGGCCCCGCCCGGCGTCCAGTCGACCCGGTCGGCATTGAGCACGTAGTCGGTTCCGGGCGCGTAGATCGTCCCGCCCTGACGCACCTCGACCAGCGCGGTCACGCTGTCCTGGGACAGCGCATCGATCGAGCCCACGGCGGCGCCATGGGTGACCGTCTCGGTCGTTTCCTTGGTGACCAGCGCCGTGACCAGATTGGCGAGCGGCGCATGGCGCAGGGCCAGCGTGACGGAGCCGGTGCCGCCATCGGCGAAACTGTGCTGCTCGGCGTCGATGCGCGCCACGTCGAACGCCTCCGGGACCGACAGGCGAAGGGACGCGCTGCGCGTGCGCTTGTGGCCGTTGATGTTGGCGATCCCCTGCTCAATCACAAACACCTGCGCGCCCGCGATCCGGCCGAGGGCCGCGACGCGGCAGCCGGAGACGACGTAGCTGCCATTGGCGTCCCGGTCATAGCCCGCAATCACCTGCGACGTGACAGACAGTTCGACGGGCGCGGTCTGGTCGAGCGCAACGCCGTCGCGCAAGAGATAGACCGGATAGAGGTCGCCCGGTTCGCCGTCGCCGGCTCGCCCCCAGGCGAGCCGCTCGATGATGCGCGCGGCACCCGGTTCGCCCTCGGCCGCAGTGCCCGGCACCAGGCCGAGCAGGTCGGGATCTTCCTCATGGGTCACCGGCTCGCGCACCAGGCGCACGCCGATCGACACCTCGCCGGCCATCGGCACGCCGTTGAGCGTCGCGGCCGCCACGGGACGCACGTCGCCGCTGGCGTAGATCGTTCCGGCCTCGAGCGTGACGGTGCCCGCGTCACTGTCCACGATGATCGCGGCGCCGGAAATCCGGTCGCCGTCGCGGGCGGAGAGACCACCGGCCCGGGCGATGCGGCCGCGCAAGATAGACTGCGCCTCGTTCAGCTCAGCGCCTTGCAGGATGCGCCCCTCGACAAAGACCACATCGGCCATGTCGGGCTTGTCGACCGAGCGGTCGAATGCGCCGGGGATCAACGGGTGTTCGAAGGCCATTTGAACCTCATGAGAAGCCGGCGATGACGGCGATACGCTCGCGCACGGTCTCGCCGAGGGTGACGGATATGGGAGTGCGACCAACCGGCGGGACCGGCGCCTCGATCTCGTCCGGGGAAAGCCACAGCGTGCCGGGCCTGTTCGGATCGGCCGGTCGGGCATCGACCAGGAGCGCGACCTCGCTCACCACGTCGCCGGCCCCGTCACCAAAACCCGTCCTGGCGATAGCAAGGACGGATGAGCCATCCGGGTTCGGCGCCCAGGTCTGGCCCGCAACCTCATAGGGACCGGCGGCGGTGGGAGCCGCCTGGGCAACGGCGAAGCATCGCCGTGCGCCGATCATGGCGCCGTCTTCCCGGTAGAGCCCGAGCCAGGCGGAGCGGCTTCCAAGCGCGGAGGCCATCTGGCGCAACCGTGCCCCGGCCTCGCCAAGCTCCGCCCATGTGTCATTGACCGTGTTCCAGGGCTGATTGAGATCGTCCCAGGTGATGGCGCCGCTGCCGTCGCCCTCGATCCAGATCCCGAGCGTCTCGAGATCCGCCTGGGACAGGGTCACGGCAACATCATGCGATCGGCCGAAGGACCATTTCGGGCCAGTGGTGCCGCCCGTTGCCTCGACATGACCGCCGCTGTCATCACCGAGGATCGCGCCCGAAAGCCGCGTCCAGGAGGCCTCTGCCGCCGGCACGTCGTATCCGCAAACGCCCCGCCTGAACTTCGAGCGCGCCGGCTGCGACAGCCGGGCGATGCCGTCGATACGCGCAAGGTCCTCGGCCTCATCGCGCACGCGATCGAGCGTCAGTTGATAGTCCGCCCAGGCCAGCCGCCGCGCGGGCGGGTCGACCAGCTCGGCCGCGTAGCCGACGAAACCGAGCCCCATCGCCATGCCGGCGTGCGTCCCGCGCAGACGTTCCCAGGCAATGCCATCGGCGAGCAGGTCGTAGAGGTTCGGCACGAAGGGCGTGAGCGGTGCGAGCCCATACTCGTGGATCAGCCAGGGCGCGAGCGCCGGCTGAGGGTCGAGCTTCCAGCCGGTGATCGCCTTGGCGCCCGGCGCGATCCGCGCCTCGAGATCCGCGCCGACCAGATCAAGCCCGCGCTCGAGCGCGGTGGCGTTTGTCGGCAGGAGCGAGACGGTCATCGTCCGCGCCCCCCGTCCAGGATCGTGACCGTGCCGAGCGCCAGCGCCTCGGTCGGCGCCGCAACCTCGTCACCGGCCGGCATCACCACCTCCACCCGGCTGACGCCCGGCCGCATGGCCCGCGCCACCAGCCAGGAGGTGGTCGCGTCGAGACCGAGCAGCTCCTCGGCCTGCCAGTCGGCCGCAAGGAGCGCCGGCAACCGGTCGAGCATGTCCTGCGGCGCGTCCGGGGCGAGGCGCACGCGCAAGGTGACGTCGACCACGCGGCGCACGGCCGAGACCACGTGGAAGCGATCGGAGACGACGCGCACGGCCGGAGCCTCAAGCGCGGCGCGGACCAGCTCAAGCAGCTCGGGCGAAGCGATGCCCGTGTCGGCGGTCGAAAGCACCGCCACATGCAATGTCGGGTCGCGACCCTCGCGCCAGATCGCCACGTCGCGCACCTCGATCGCTGCACCCAGGGCAATCGCCTTGTAGCGCTCGAGCGGCCCGCCGGCGGAACGGCCGAGGATCATCAGCCGGGTGCGCTCGCGCAAACGCTCGTCCGCTTCTCCGGACAGACGGTTCACGCCATAGAACGCCGCAAGGTGGTCAAGGTCGGACCCGGCGGCAAAGGCGAGCAGGTTCGCCCGCGCTGCGTCGTTCACGCGGGCGCGCAACACCATCTCGCGATACGCGAACGCCTGGCACAGGATCATCACCGGATCGGTCTCCAGCGCGCCGACGTCCCAGGCAATGCCGTGAGCGGCAAGCCGCGCCTGCACATCGGCGACGATCGCGGCCAGCAACGCCTCGAAATCCAGATCCTCAAGGATCGCAGGACGGGGAAGATCGGACAGCGCGGTCATGTCGGGTCCTCTAGGAACAGACGGTCGCCGGAGCCAACCGCGATGTCGGCGACGCGGGCCTCGCGGATCGAGTGGTCGCCAAGGTGCCCGCGCGGGAAATAGTCGCCCTCGAGCAGGAAGACGAAGCGCCCCGAGCGGCCGCCCGCCGCAAGCTCGATCGTCCGCAACCGAAACCCCGGCTCGCCGTTGACCGGATCTTCAACGGCCTCGGCAATGGCGACATAGAGCTCGAGAAGCGTTCGCTCGTTGGCGTTCGCATCCTGAAGGTCGGGAACCCGTGAGCCGAAGTCCCGCCGCATCACCCGGCTGTTGAAGCGAGTGGTGAGGATCTTGGCGAGCGACTGGACGCAATGGTCCCAGCCAGTCAGCACGCGCCCTGTCGTCGCCGAGATCCCCGTGCGCATGGCTCAGCCCTTGGCGCCCTTGGCCGCGGGCTTTGCCGCCTCGGCCTTGGTGACGGGCTCGATCTCGCCAGCGATCAGCGCATAGCGCGCCTGGTCTTCGGTCAGACGAAGGGGTTCCCCCTTGCCGGGATTGCGGGTGCCGGCGACAAACGGGCCGGCCTTTTCCGTGACGACATAGTCCTTGCGCATGCGGGTCTCTCCTGAGGGTCAGACAAGAACGTCGTCGGCGCCGTCGATCGCGCGGTCGCCCGCGTCGTCCTGGCCGTCGACGTAGTGAACTTTCCGGGTGCCATTCGCGAGCCGGGTGCGAACCGTGGTGACGATCTCCTCGGCCGAGATCTGCACGGCCGCGCCACCGACGCCGAGCTCAATTCCCTCGCCATCCATCACCAGGCGCGTGTCGCCATGCTTGATGACCAGGCGCTGGTCCTCATCGGTCGGGCGGGGATTGTCGTTCGTGTAGCCATCCCGGATCGCCAGGGATTGCGGGCCGAGTTCGCCATGCGGCGACAGCAGCCGCATGGTCTCGCCGATCGCGACCGGAACATGGGTGGAATAGCCGCCAACGCCGTCGCCGGCGCTCTCCTGCACCTGTACCCAGGGCGACAGGAACGGCTTGCCCGTGCGGCTGTCCGGCGGCATCAGCTCAAGGCGCACCTTGTCGCCCTTGATCTCGACCACGCGCCCGCTCATGTGTGACGCGGCAAGCCGGCGATGCAGCCCGTCCACTTCCTTGTAGAGGTTCCGCAGCTCGCGGGAGATGGCCGTGCTCATGCCGCACCGTCCACGTCGAACGGCTCGCCGTTGACCTCAAGGCGCAGGTCGATCGTCACGCCCGGCTCGAAGACGCCAGCGGTGACGTTCAAGAGCCGCTGCTTCCATTCGATCGCCACGACCGACACGCCGCGCCGGTCGAGGTTGCCCGTCAGCAACGGCGAGATCCGCATGTCGCGCGGCGCTGAAATGCTGTCGAGACCAAACCGCTGGCGCGGCCCGAGAACCGCAAGCACAGCCTCGGCAACGGCCAGCGCATCCGCGTCGCGGGTCTCCTCGCGCCCCTCGGCAACCGCGAACGCCGCGCACTCAAGATCCAGATCGTAGGAGCTGTCAGCCTGGACGATGACCGGAGCCCGCAGCACGGCGAGACGCAGGCCTGGCGCCTTGATGCTGTGCCGCTTCAGTTCGTCCAGGTCGAAGCGGCCGAACTGCGCCTCACAGCTTCGAAGCGCGGGCAAGGCCGCCTGAAACGTGGTCTCAAGGGCGCTTCGAAAGGCGTTCAACCGGCTCATTGCACCAGCCCTTCGAGCCAGTCGATGGTGGCGCCCTCGATGTCGTGCTTGTTCTCCTCCG